TTCTCTTTATCAGTAGATGTGATGTTAATAGTTGTAAGATTTATCTCACCTTTCACATAATCTACTGTACCTGCATTTTCTACAATCACTATTTTTGATCCATCTGTTATATCTTCCCTTACAATCTCTACTGTTCCTGTTTTTTGGTTAGAATCTGGAATATCTGTCAAATAAACAGTATCAGTTACACCTAAAATCTTAAATCCAGTGCTTTTTATGTTATATCCACCTGGTTTAACATTAAATTCGTTACCAAAACACAATTCGTATTGTGCAAATTGATTTACAAGAGCATTTAAGTTTCTTCTGATCCTTATTCTTGTAATATTGGAAGTTATTGCATCACTAATTTCGTCAATAACGGTTAAAACCTTACTATACTTAAATCTTCCTCCAAATTTGTTAAGATCTATGGAATTAGAGTAAGCTGTAAGACCCTGAATACATTCTGTTCTCAAACCATCAATACTTTCAACCTTAGCAGTGTTATAATAGATGTATGATTCTGCTTCAATATGCAAAACTTTCAAATCTAAGATTTTTTGGTTGATTCCAGTCAAAGAATATTGCTTTAAATCGGAAAGTATCTGATTTTTGTCAAAATCGGACACATAATCTCCATTTTTTGGTTTAATTGTAAGAAAAACGCTTCCAAATTCAGGTGGATCCATCTCTTCACCACCAACTACCGACACACTTTCAGTATTTGGGTAAATTTGTTGAATAATTGTCTCATAATCCCTTGCTGTAACTGCTCTATACTGTGCCGAATAGAGTCTAGGAGCGTAGTATTTGATAGAATCAAGGGATTCTATGTTTCCACCATTACTTGCACGAGAAACAGTGTTTACTGAGGGGGTTCCTGTTAATTCCATGCTGATTCCATCAGCATTTTCTACACTTCCAGAGAAAGTAAAGTTACTTGGACCATCTCCTTCTTTACCATCTGTAACAATATACTGTACAGTGATCTTTGCTTCGTTTTCTAACTTCTTACCAAAGATACCATCACCAAAAAGTAACTCATATCTCTCATCTTGTACCTCTTGTATCAAATATATTTCTGAAGTCGAGTCAATATTTAAAATATTATCAACTTTTTTGTATAAAATACCCTTTCCTGTACGATATACCCCAGTTGAAATAGGTGTATTGATGTATACAACGATTGTAGACGTATCAATATAGGAATTATCTAATATAAACCTCTGATCAAGTGACCCATCAACAATAAATTCCTTAGAAAGATAGGTTCCTTGGTATACTGTAATTGGATTAGTAGCAGTTCCAAAGTTAGCCTCATGTTTTACCATATTTGCTTCTATATCATCAGGTATAGAAAAACTATATGTGCTATTTGATTGGTTTCCAGTACATACTAGACCTGCTTTTAAGTAGATTGGTTGGTTACTTGGAACAGTTGAAGTGTCAACTGATACAGGAAAGTTAACAGTTGCCTTAGCAGCAGTCCTAGAACGAGGTACATAACCTATATTACGTGCTAAAGAAACAACATTTTCCCTAACAGTAGCAGAATCCAAGAAGGATTCGTTAATAACCATGTTAGAGTTAATAGCAGTAATGTAAGTATTGTATGCTAACGTGTCAATTAAGACTGAAAAGTTGGAACCTTCAAAGTCAAATCCCGTAAATTCGGAATTAGCACGAAGATAACTCTTAATCGACTCTTTTATCTGATCGAAATCGAGATTTGTAAACTTAGTAAAAGGCATATTATCTAGTGGCTTCTAATATGTATTGAAATGCTTGAGAAGGAAACTGCTGACCTATGATATCAAAGTATATATTTACTTCAAATTCGTTACGATCTGGTCTAGGAAACACTTCTACATTTAAATTTTCAACTCTAGGTTCAAAATTTTCTATTGTAGTCTGTATTTGTTTCTCTATAACGGATGCTGTACCAAAGTCAACGAAGTCAAAAAGACTACCTCTTATATCAGTACCTAAGATAGAGTTAAAAAACCTTTCTCCAGGAATAGTCTGAACTAAGTTCCTTACAGATTTCTTAATTGCGTTCTCATTTTTAATAACTGTAAGGTCATTTGTGACGGGATGAGGATTAAAAGATAGACTAATATCCTTAAATGCTCTGGATATCCTCGTTTTCATTCACTTTAGTAGTAGTTTTCTAGATTTATTTATACTGTTTTCTTAAGAAATATTTTATTGCATTAAAAAACGCCTCTTTCGAGACGCTTTTGGTCATTTTCCTTGTCCTCTATACCTTTTACGAGCCGAGTTACGGGATGTAGCAGAGTATTTTGAGTGTTTTCCGTTCCCTTGACGAGACTTTTTCGGAATTGCCTCTACAAACATGTCTCCACTGAGACTTTTTTTCATTTTCGCCATTAAAATTACTCCTTTAACATTTCATGTCTTAAATCAGTTGGATGAGGTGTCCCATTTTCGTAATATTCTTGAGATAATTCATCCATTTTCTCAAAGAACTCATCTTCTGTAAGGTTCTCAAAGATTAAAGTGTCCTTACAGAAGATATTGTACTTATATGATTCTTGATTTTTCATGTCCTACACGTATCCGAGGGTCGCACCAGATTTCAAAACCTGCTTCCTTCGCATCAAGACAGAAAGAAACGTCCTCACCGCACATATCCTGCACATCTCCTGATTCAAAAACCTGCATCTTCGGTGCGAACCAAGGATAAGGCATTTCCTCATGCTCGAAGACTCCTTTCTTAATCAACAACCAACCGAAACCAGTATAATCTACTGTGAAAGGTTTACGACGTTTGGATATACTTTCGATAGTTTCGTGATTCATCACTCCACCATTACTACGAAAATCATCCTCTTCTAACCAATGTGCTACAGAAGTAGTCTTACCATCTTCGGTACAATACCAACCACCTGCGATATCTTTATCCATTAATACGAGTTGCCAAAACTTCTCAGTATTAAAAACAATATCACTGTCAATCCATAGTTGATAATCATACTTTAACTTACCATCCCAAGGTATTTGGTTTGGACCTCTTAATACATTAGCACCAAGACATTTACATCTAGCGAAGTTCACCATAGATGAATAGTCTTGGGAGATCTGAATACTAGCACCTGCTTGTACTAGATCAAAACAAAGTTGTACGAATGCTTTTAAGTAGGTATATGTTACTCCTCTGCCAGGTAAACAGAAAACTATGCTTTTTCCTTTTACCAACTCCTTCGCTTTATCATAATCCCATTCGGGTGCTTTATTCACTGCTGGAGATTTTGCTTTAACTGTAAATCCTTTAGCCATAACGTCTTGTAATTACAATTCAATTATATCAGTTTATATAGTAAATGTCAATCTAATATACTAATCCTAGATTCATTGATATCGTTATTCTAGGTGTTTCTAATTCATGTGGTGCTACAAAATGTAAAAGATCAGCAGGAAATACTATAACTGTTCCTGCTTTAGCATTAATATTATAATCTTCATCCATACCTAATACTTTTAATAACTTCCATCTTTCATGAGCAGCTGGATGTCTAAAGTTTAATAATCCATGATTATCAGTTATATTCCAAACAACTGCTAAATCACTATTTGGATGAGTATGTGCTATATTATGATTACCTTTGAAATTAAGGTTTAACCACCAACAACCAAAGATAAACTCAGGCATATCCTTTAAAGTATCTCTTATACTGTTCTCATACTCTAAAGGTAAATTTTCTAACCCATTATATGCATCACTCTGATAACCTCCCCTATTTGATCTTCTTCTACCAATAGGAACTTCTCTTTTAAAATCCAATGCCCATTGACGCATTCCTTCAGGGACTTCCCTTTCAAATATCCAAAGGGGCGTTTCAAAAATATTAATAGGAGGCATCTGTCATTTCCTCATCACCTTCGACTCTTAGAACTTCATGTTCTTTAAAGTCTATCTCATGATCTGTAATTTTGTCAATAAGGTCTTCCTCTTCAAGATTAATTAATCCAGATACAGGATTGTTGTTCTTATCGTATACGTGAAATGTAGGACGTAGGTTAGTCATCTTCTCTTTCTTTAATAAGGATTTCTTTACCTTCTAGGTTTAATTCAATTTCAGTATCTTCATACCAACCAAAATCATTAACGACCCACTCTGGTATTTCGACATAATAATGATTAGTTACTGAATCGACCTGTATGGATTCAAAAATTTTCCCAGAATTTTTTTTCATATATTTGAATCTTACTTCGCAATTATATATGGGTAAAAAAAATTTGATATGTCTTGATATCGAAAGGTCGATCTGGGTCGTTTATAGCTTAGGGGATCCATCGCTTTTAATATAACGCCCCCCCATCACGGGGGGGACTGTCTGATTCACGAACGATTGACTTAGCGATTACCTGCAAAGCGATCAGTGTCCAATGCCTTAAGAGCATTAAGCAATCCATTTGCATAATCTTTGAAACCCTTAAGACCTGATTGCTTATCTAAGCAAGCAGCAGAGTAAAGAATAAAGGTCACGGCATCATCAGTGTGACGGGTGAAACCTGCAGCACGAAACTCAGATAATCCTGCTTTACGATCAGTGCCATGCTTCAAATAGGTTGCAGCAATGAAATCATACTCTTCGGGTAACCACTTCTGTTCACTGAGGCGAACTGCACGAAGGGTTGATTCAATGGCAGCGTTTAGGAGTTTCTTTCCTTTGTTGAAAAATCTACGATCCTCACGATCACCCAAGTTGAGTAATCCAAAGGCACTCACGTATGATGCGTGAGTTTCATAAAAATCAACTGCTTCCTGCTCAAGTGTTGTGAAAGTCATTTTGTGAAGGGGGTGCGTTACTATGTTATTATAAAGGACGGGATGCACGAAGCACCCCGTTTGTTGTAATCTGTTACGCCGTGGCGAACTTCCGATTACTGTTAGTGAAGTTGTTATATGAGAATTCTCTACGGTCAACTAATTTGAAATAACCGAACCGTGAGATCATAACGTATCCTTCGCCTTGGATTGGTTCGGGGTCACCCATCACGCAGGTTTCAAAATCTGCATTATCTCTGCAGTAGTCTAACGCTCTCAACTTTAACTCATTTACAGCACACCAGAGTTCAATCAAATTTGAACTGCCATAGTTTCCATCATCATCAAAATCAGCAGGGTTGATTTCTAACCCATTACGGATGAGATAGTTCAAATTGATTTTAATCTTCTTAGCAGTCTTCTCATCAACGAATTTAACAGCAGTCGCCATGTTCTGAATATATTCAACCTCCGTGCATAGTTCATAGAAAGCATCTGTTCTACCGTCATCATCATCATGCACCCACGCAGTCGGTTGAATGAATTTAACTCTACTGCACTCTAACTTATCAAGTAAAGGCATAGCGATTGCATCACGCAAATCATTGACTGCGAAGTACTTTGTATGCGGTGCTATTATGATCTCTTCCTTTACGACCTCAGGGAATTTATAGGTCAGTGTGTTCGGTCTGTAATTCTTAGCACCACCGAATCCGATGAAATCACCCTGATAGATGTTTTTTGTGATTGGCAGGTATGCCATACATGCCATCAGAATTTGGCACAGTGCAGGTTTGTGAGCATAGTGCTTTTCTATGTCTGATGGGGTTTCACAAATGATGATCTTCTTTTTATTGAAAACTGACTTAGTGCCAACGAACTGTAAACCAGACTCAGGATTGCGACCCCATACAATAGAGGGTGCACCGTCAATCTTAAGTGACAGAATCAATGGCAGTAAAAAAGCATCCAATACTGAAAGATCACCAGTAAGGATGCTGTCTTCGGGGTGTTCAATGTGAATGTTTTTAGTCATAAAAACGAAGGTAAAAAAATGGGTTTTGTGGAAGGTGCCTATTTCAGGAATGGGTCACAGCACGTGCGAAGTCTGTTTAGGACGTTACCCTGTAGGTCTTCCGCCCTTCCACTCTTATAATATACCAATAAAAAACCCCCTTTGGGGGGTTTGGTGTTCAGTTTAAAAACCTGCACATAGACTGTCGAAGTATGCTTGGGGTTGCTCCTTTGCTAATACACCCCCTAACCACTTGTTGATGTGACGGGATGTAGTGACAGACCATTTGTGAGAAGTTCTGTAGTATCCATTGTCAGTCAAAGCGGCGACGGGTGTTCTGTAAGAGAAAAGAACTGATGTGCCATCTGCAAGGTCTAACTGTGTCATGTTAGATGCGATTTGACGAAGTTGCATGAGTGCTCCTTTTGTTGACTTTTATAATATACCAATAAAAAACCCCCTTGTGGGGGTGGGGTGGTCAGTTTGTGAACTGTCTCACATAC